GCTCTTGTGAAGTAGTTCGATTCCTTAGAAAGATGTGCATAACGTAGTTCCGTTCTAGCTTTCAGGAGGGCATTAGTTTGAGGAGCATTGAGCCCGATGATTCCGCCTGTGCGAGTGAACGCACCACTCGGAGTCTTGCCCATTCGACCCACGATGTCGAGTCCCATATTTAGCGGACTCTTACCAAGCTTCATTCCGTCCTTTAAAATTAGCTGTATAGCGTTCCGCTGATCTTTATTTATGTTCGTTATGAACTGCGAAGACTGCTGCCGTAACCACTTCTGAGCGCTTCGGTTACTGACATCAAATACCATGCCAAAATTAGCAGGCACTTCAGAAGCTACAGTGAAAGCACCGCCCTCCATATATGCGGCACGAACTTGTTCCGTAATTTGATTCCAGGAACCTGCTCGCATACCCGCGGCACGCATTATTTCATCTAGGCTGCCTGTCTCAATTGCAGCGGTTAATTTTGCTATCTGTGCGCCCGAGGTTATCCCAGCAATAGACTCTGCAAATCCTCCACCTATTTGAACTGCCATCCTGTCCAGCAACTTTTGGAACTCTACTCTGCTGATAGCCATTACTTGAACAGCGCATAGGCGACGAGTTGGAGTGCTTCGTCACCAGTGAAGCCCGCTTTCACGAACTCCTCTTGCATCATTTTTCCCATCCTTGCTTGTTCGGGCATAATGCGTGTCAAAGCATCTATAGCAGCTTGAGTGGTATCACGCTCCTTGTTCGGCAACGCTGTTACGTTTTCACCCTTCATTTTTTTAGCGCTTCGCCTGTATCTACATTGTCGTGATCTACCAAAAACGATGTGCGGAAAGTCTTAAAGCGTGGATTCTCACCAATGTAATAAAAATGACCGCCGGAGCCTTGATTCGCGAGCAGCTTACCATCCTCAGTAAAGATCAAATCATTACCATCAACATTGCGGATAACAAGCTTTATTTCTTCAACGTTTTTTACTTTGGCTGGCTTCATTTTATTTCCTACAATGTACGTACCAGAACATTACTGTTGCTCCAGGACTCTTTGGCGTGATGCTGACGACCTGGTACGTAGTAGAGCCAATTGTCATTGTGCCTTTCAAATCAGGATCAGGATCGCCTACTGTACTCATCATAAATTTACGGTCATCTTCTCGAACTAGACCACCTAAACTTTCTGCAAAGGAAAAGCTCTTGTCCATCACTGTTACAGAATAGACAACGGGCGTGCCCGGGATAGGGTCATAGTCGGGCCCAGTCGGCACTCCGGGTTGCGTGAGCGTGGCAGCTTTGCCAAACTCTGCTAGCGCTGGCTCAACGATATTGTCCCGAATGTCTTCATAATCGAAGGTTGCCATTACTCATCAAATCCTTTCTGCTTTTCCAGCAATGCTCGAACTGCTGGAACCCGTCAAAATAGGCGCCAGTATACCTCGAATTATTGTAATGATTGGGATCACAGAAGAGGAGCCGTAAGGAGCTGCATACTCAATCTCAATCACGTCTACCTTTACACGCTTGCGCTGACCGCTTGGGTTATAATCAGGAAGCAACGATCCTGGGCTAACCAATTCACGCAACGCCGCCTCATAGGTGGCATTGAAAACTTCATTAGGCACCACTTCAGCGTCAAGATAATTGCCCTCTACATCAAACGCATCTGACCGGGGCCATTCACGCAGTTGATTACGAAGTTCTGTCTTGAACCCAGGGAATGAAGATCGGTATGCCTGATCGACGTACTCAGAACCACGCAGCATGGCAACGTCTTTCGCTGTTTGATCACCTGTCCACGTAGCGTTTCCGCGTGCAAGATGATAAGCATCTGCTGCGATTGTGGTGCTGTAGAAGTCCGCCATTTTAGTACTCCGCGGCTAACGCCTGAGCTTCGTCTTTTTTCAGGAAGCCCTCATGAACAGCCTGGTCGTTGACTGTCACTGTCCAGCGACCGCCACCATGATGTTTTGTGACAACATCATTTTCAATTTCCTCGGTTTCATCTTCTTCAACTTCAGCAGCTTTAATCACCTCAGCCTTAACCAACTCACCTTCATATAATTTGTGAATGGCAGGATCATAAACATCCTGGTTTATAATTAAGGGATCGCCACTCTCGCCGAGTATTCTCACTGTCTTAATTCGCATGGTTAATTTCCTCTTTCCAGTATCTGTGTCTGCCACCTGAAAACGACGGGGACCGTTAAAGTCCCCGCCGGCAGATTTCAGTTTACAAATCAGTAAACCATTAAAGCAGTGTGACGCGGCTGCGAAACTTTGACGCCCCATGCAAGCGCCACTTCAAAGCGAACTTTGCGATAACCCTTGTACACAGAAACTTCAAAGCCCAGACCAGAACGCGGGTCCGTCATCATCATACGATCAGTTGCAAGATCGCCGCCTTCAGGCAGTGCAGGAGCACGAGCTACCAGGACGATTGCGTTGCGATAGAAAGCAACGCCACCCACATCGTAGTTCGTATCTACACCAACACCAACAACAGTAATCGCTGTTGCGGAACCAGGAATCGCCTGCATCAAACCAGGAGATTGAAGAACTACAGTGCCGCCAGCTGCTACGTTAGCGCTACCTGTAACAACCATGTACTGACGAGCATCACCAGCGAAGGTAATTGTGTCACCGGCGAGAATTGCACCTGTGCCAGCAGACGCCAGGGGAATTGACGTAATACCTATTGCAAAACCAGCCGCTGTCGTTGTAGCCGAAGCCGCATCACCACCCGTATGCGATTGAGGCTGTCCCGTCTCACGAATAGACATACCGTGAGGAGTGATCAAAACACCCTGCTCACCGAAGGGAACTTTGGAATAGTCACGATCAGCATTGATACCATACAAGGTGCGAAGTGCTGCGCCTGTAGTCGTATCAATAACGCATTGCCGCTCGGAGTTAGGAGCACCATTGTCGGTCAGTATTTTGCCAAGCTGTGGGATCGGACCAATGTTCGAGCCGAACAGTGCAGTGGCGGGATCTCCAACAGAGCGTGAAGCACCAGCATGGGCAGCTACAGCAAGATCAGTTTCGACCTCGTTAGTCAGCAAGCGAAGCGCCTGGGAGAACATATCAGCCTGGATGAGATTGAAGCCTGGACCAGTGTTCAAGCCAATGCGTTCCTCACCCACAAAACCGAACTCAGCAGCACGGGCTTTGGTAATGGACATCGTGTCATTACCAATGGTCTGAGCAGTAGGCTCAGGGATTGCCATCGCGGGTGCGATGTCGTCAATATTTCCCGCCGGTGCGATGGGGAATGTAATAGTCTGACCCTTCGCAGCGCGTTCAGCAGAGGAATCCCGATAAACGGCGGGGATGTAGCCCGCCAATTCACGAGACACAGTGTCCATGCCTGCATACAGGGATGGAATCAAATTTGTAAGAGTATTGTCAGCCATTTTGGCCTCCTATATAAGATTAAAAAGAAAGGTTTTTTTGCTATCCAGCAAGAGCACCTTTCTCATCCGAGTCAGGCGTGTCTTTAAAGTGTTAATCAACTATCTTTATGTCTGGTGACGTGGCAATTTTTTGCTGTTCCAGAGGTGTCATTTTTGCAAGCTGTTCACGAGAAACAGTTCGCTTCCCTCCGCCCGTACCAGGAGGAGTCGTGCCGGCACCGCTATGCCCGGAACCCTTCAGAATAGAATCGCGGTGAGTATATGAGCCAACTACACGCTCAAGCGCTTCGTCAAAAGTTGCAAGCTCACCGGGATTCGAACTGCTATAAATCGGATTACCTTTTTCGTCAACAGGATTCAAATTACCGTCCTTGAAGACGAAGTGTTTTCCGAATGTGGCTTGCGCCATATCAGAAGGCACAGCGAGCTTCTCCTTGATGTATGCAGACGAGGCAAAAGCAGAGTTAATTTTTTCCGAGGAATACTGCGTTCGCAGTGTCGTATTTTCTGCCTTGGCTTCGTCTAACTGCGTCTGGAAACTGTCTGTGATTTCTTTCTTCAAGCGCTCGACCTCACCAGTGTCGATAAGTTTCTTCCCATCCAAATTTGCAACCGTTTCAAGAGCCTTCGCGGCTTTCTTCGGGTCAATGTCTTTGAAGGGCAAAAGAGCCGCTTCAGCCGCCTCCTTCGCTTCCCGGTTTGTCTTCGCTTCGTGATTCAGACTGCCAATCGTACCATGCATGGCAATTGGGTCGTAAGTCGTTTCCTTACCGTCGTCATCGACATAAACAGGCTTGCCGTTTTTCAATACTGCGTATGTAATATCCTCATGCTCAAATGTTTTTACTTTCATAGCCATAATTTTCACTTTATCCAAAGTTAGCTTGTGACCCGTCCGGGTCGATTAAACGTCCTCGTCTTCGCCGAGATTGTTACCAGTCTCGTCTTCTCCGGGGACCTCTTCTAAAAGAGCACTTAGCTCCTCGTCTGCGTCGAACTCAGGTCCTAATATTTCGCGGCGTCTGAACTCGCTCCATAATGTGTCTAGGGAGATGTCTCCTGCTTCCCGCAACTTCAAAAGATATTCAGGGGACTTGCCATCAAGATCCTCAATAGCAAAATCTGTGAAAACTGTCACTTCAGGCGCTACTGTTTCACCCAGCCATAGGGCTGTGAGGCGCATAGCGTTCTCTAGAGCGTCTTTTAGCTGTAGGGCCCATGCCTGTACAGCGCTGTTCCCTTTTGCCGCCGCTACAGCCGTTGTGATGACTGTCAGATTCCCACTCTGAGCTGTCAATGGCTGTCTGCCCAGCTCGCGCAGTTCCTTAGTCGTCTCTTTGATGTCATCAGCCAGGAACTTTAACGTCTGTGCGTCTGTACCAATCCACTTCCACTCGCCGTGATTGCCATCGCCATCCGGCGGGGCATACAACACAGCAAGAGGTCCCACAGGGACAGGCTGAGCAGTACCATCTGCATTCTTTGCAGGCGTCACTCCGTTACCTGCTAGCATTGGAAAACACGTCCCCGTTTTGATGTACTTGAGCGCTGTTTCCTGTTGGTAAAGTTCAATCTGTAGATCAGCAGCATCGCGCATAGGCGGACTAAAGATCCAGTGTGTGCCTTTGCGTCTGCCCGTGACAAAAGGCACCATAGGAATCTCGTCGATTGTTAATCTGTCCTGCTCCGTGACGACCCAAATTCCCTCCTCGTCTTCAACCTCGACTTTCCACATGACTACAGGACTAGCGCCGTCGCCAATGTTCTGTTCTTTTGCCACCTCATTGCCGACCCGCCAAAATGTTCTTACTTGTTTTTTCTTCTCTAATATACGAACCAGTGTGAGCTGCTCACGTCCCTCGATAATCTCTGACTCTACCCAAATTACAGCATCGGCAGGAACATGCACCCAATAGGGTCTAACGCCTGCTTTCTGTTCGTCTTCTACAGTCCGCAGACCACTGGTCGCTGTGTAGTCAACGAGGATCCAATCTATAGCCTTGTTGATGCCGTTGAAAAACGTTTCACCAGCGAAGATGTGCAAGTGATTGCCACGCCCGTCAATGTCTTCAACCAAATCCTTAAAACGTTTTGGTGCTTCCTCCTCGATGTGCATCTCATGCGCGAAAGGTTTTTGTGCGAGGCCTTCTACTACATCTCGGTAGATGTTTGTGAATTTTGCTGTCTTCAATCGGAAGTTATAATCGTCTTGGGACTCGTTTGTGAACTTAGGTAAGTACGTCTCTCCGCCGGAGATCACAGCAGCACGTCCTTCGACGATTACAGAGACCTGCTCCCAGTAGTCAGCCATAGCTAACCAATCGGGACTTTTGTCATCGGGTCTTGAATTAAATTTGATTTCCATATGTTCCGAACACCGCTGTTGAGCTAGTTATCTGAATAGGCCAAAATGCCATTACTACTGCGTCTGCCATATTAGGTGATTTAGTTCCTTTGGGACTTTTATCGACAATGAGTTTTAGACTCGCTCCGCGGCTCATTGTCGCTTGACTCAATTCCTTCTGAAGCTTTCTCAATTTAGGTATACTCGAATCAATACTAATTAGCTCATCATGATTGTATGAGACGCCCTCCTCAATTGCTTTGAACGTCTTATAAAATCGGTTACGTAGCTCCCACCATGCCTGCGCCTTTATATTTTGATAGAAGTCTTTATTTTTCGGGCTATCA